GACCGCGATTTCTTGCTGGCCGAGGTTGACCGTCAGCGCGCGGAGATCGAGCGGCTAGGCGCAAGCATCCTGAGCCTAGCAAAGAGCCTGCGTGCATCGCTCGACGCCGCGATCCGTCAACGCGACGAAGCGCGCGCGGAGATCGAGCGGCTGCGCGAGGCGCTGCAAGAGTCCGCTTGCGCCTGCTCGTCTATCCGCGAATGCGCTTCCACGTGGGCACGACAAGACGAGTGCGCGCACCTGACCGCGCGCAAGGCGCTGGAGGGCAAGCCATGACCCCCCAACCAAAGCACCCCCAGCAGATAGCGTTGGCGCAGCGCCGATTCAAAGGACACGCCTCTGGCATCGAGCCCGTGCTGAAACATCTACATTCCCTCTTGAAGCAACGGCCAGGCTATGTTACCCAGATCTACCGGCGGGCTGGTGTCGATACCAAGACACCGCGCCGTTGGTTTCGTAGAGGTTCACCTACCATAGCATCACTCACTGCCATACTTAACACCATCGGATACAATCTTGTAATTGAAAGGAAATCCAAATGATCTCTATCCAGAAGAACGTCCCCGTCCCTCCTCCTGCCGTTGGACGCAAGCGCATCTACCCCTTCCATGAGATGGAAGTCGGAGACTCCTTCTTCAAGCAGGCAGACAATCCCGAACTCCTGCGCGGCAGCATCGCCGGTAGCGCCTCCCAGTACGCCAAGTCCTCCGGGAAGAAGTTCATCTCCCGCATCGTGCACGAGGGTTCTGTCACCGGCATCCGTATCTGGAGGATTGCATGAGCTGGGACCAACGCTTCCTCGACCTCGCCCTCCACGTATCCTCATGGAGCAAGGACCCATCTACCAAGGTAGGTGCCGTCCTCGTGGGCAGGGACAAGCGACAGGTAGCGTTGGGCTACAACGGTTTCCCCTCCGGCGTGGCCGACGACTCCCGTCTCAACAACAGGGAGTCCCGGCTGCGCTACACTCTACACGCAGAGCGCAACGTCCTTGACAACGCGACCTTCCCCACGGCAGGGTCCACCCTCTACACGACCCATCCCCCGTGCTGCGCCTGCGCCCTCAGCATCGTATCGAAAGGAGTCTCCCGTGTGGTATCTCTTCCAATGGATTCGAGCTTCCGTGCCCGCTGGGGTAGCGAGGTCTTTCTCTCGCGCAGCATCCTGGATGAGTGCGAAGTTGCTTGTAATTTCTGATCTCGTCCTTGCCCTGCTCCTCGGTGCAGGCTTCATCGTCATGATGGCATGGGTCCTCGCCTTCTACCTTCTGCCCTTCTTCGGAGTGCTGGCCCTATGGCGCATCGTCTTCTGACGCTGGCCGCCACCATCAACGGCTACCCTCCCGGCACCCCCGTGAAGATCATGCTTGACGAGCGGCACACGGTGGAGCTAGGTACCAGCTACGACATCATCCTCCCTGACGGGACGATGTCGTGGGCTTATCTTGATGAAATCATGTGGAGTGAACCATGCCAAGTTTCTCTCAGCACCCCAACCAGCGCAGGATGAAACTACTCCTGCTGGGGGATCCGGGTGCAGGCAAGACTGGCCTTCTGGCTACCCTTGCCAACCAGGACTACAAGGTTCGCATCGTGGACCTTGACAACAACCTCGCCATCCTCAATGCCTACCTCAAGCCGGGCAAGGCGGAGAACATTTCCTACTTCTCCATCCCTGCCAAGGACCCGGAGTCGTGGAAGAAGTCCGTCAGCATCTCCACCAAGTGGACGCTGCCCGACGAGGACCTCGGTGAACTCACCACCTGGGACAGCAACACCGTGCTCGTCATCGACAGCGCCTCCTTCTGGAACGACACCTGCATGTCCCAGGTCCTCAAGGAGAACGGCATCGCTGACGACAAGGCTGGCTTCGACCAGTCCCTCTGGGGCGTCATGAACAAGCGCTTCGAGACGCAGGTTGCGCGCCTCACCTCCGACCGCTACAAGTTCCACTTGATCCTCATCGCCCACATTCGCATGATCGAGAACAAGAAGACGGGCGGCATCATGCGCGCCTTCCCTTCCTTCCTCGGTCAACAGCTCCCCAACGTGGTAGCCCGCTACATGAACAACGTCTGGCTCGCATCGCGCAAGGACGGCAAGCCGGTGTTGCACACGCAGACCACCCGTGATATGAGCTACCTCAAATGCAGCGCACCCCATCGGGTGCACGCAGAAGCGCCATTCGATCTGGGCGCAATCTTCAAGCAGATCGAACTGTGAAAGGAAAGAAAATGTCCGAGAACATCTACACCCTCGAAGACCTCGAAGGCCGCAAGTTCCTCCCGAAGGGCAAGTACGCTGGCATCATCTGCGGCACCCTCTCCGGTACGACCGCGAAGGGCACCCGCACGGTGCGCCTCCTCATCCGTCCGGAGGAGCCGCTCTCGGGCCAGGATGTCGAGGGTGTCGAGATGAACGTGGAACTCAAGTCCTCCACCTTCTTCGATACCAAGGCCGCCATCGGCATCCTCGCTGATGTGGTGCGTCGCGTGAACCCCTCCGCCATCAAGGCTGGCTCGGCGGTGGAACTCGCCAGCGGCATCGTTGGTGAGCAGGTCAAGTTCGACTTCACCGAGAGGAAGTCGCAGGACGGCACCCGCACCTTCTGGGAGTGCGTCAACATCACTGCCGCCTGACACGTGGCGTCACCTGCCCAGTGGTGAGCGAGGGGGCGGCATCCCCTACCCTATTTCCCCTAGCCGCAGTGCCGGAGCAGGGGTGAGCGGCAGCATCCTCAAGGCTGGAGACTTGCACTGCGGTCTCCTTCCCTGGTCTCCAGCCCCCTGCCGCACTTATACCTGAGTAGCCATGATCTTCCTCTTAGACTACCCCAGCATCCATGAAGTGCGCAGTGGCTCCGCCCTGGTGGGCTACCCTGCAGCCATGCTGGACATAGCCATGCGCTATGCGGGGATGCCCAAGCCTCCCATGGCTACGCTGTTCCGCATCATGCCCAAGTTCTCCAATCCCTCCAGCTACTTCCACTCCAAGAAGGAATGCCCTGATGAAGCCAGAGGCAACCCCTACCACTACCAACTTGGATACCTTAGGTCGGAGTTCCTGCCAGATTACCATCGAGTACGAGACGAGTGCAGGCAGCACAAGTTCATTGTCCCTCTGGGTGATCTTGCCCTTTGGTGCCTTACGGGCGACAAGATGCTGGATCACAGGGGAACGATCCTCTACTGGGAAGATCGCCGTGTCCTCCCAACCCACAATCCCCGGGCTATTGTAAGGGACCACTCCCTCATGCCCGTCCTTGCCATGGACCTCAAGAAGGCATGGCAGGAATCTCTCAAGACACGCAGCGTCTTCCCACGCCGGGCCATCCACATAGTGGAAAGCCCACGGGACATGCACCTCTGCATCGAAGCCTGCCTCAAGTCAGGCTCCTTCGCCTTCGACGTTGAGACCAAGGACAAGCAGATTACCGTCATCTGCTTCGCCCCCTCCCCCAGGGAAGTCTACGTCGTACCCTTCTGGAATCCCCACAGCATCTTCTCCTTCAAGGATGAGCTGCACCTCTGGGCCCTCATCCAGATCCTGTTCCTCCTGCCCCTTGGGCGCATGGCACAGAACGCCACCTACGATCTCACCTACCTCCGTGCCCACGGTATCCAGGTACCCGGTGTTGTTGACGACACAATGCTCATGAGTCATAGTAACGAGATCGAATGGCCCAAGTCCCTTGGCTTCCTGGGTAGCATCTACTGCAACGAGAAGTCATGGAAGCTCTTGCGCCAGAGCAAGGTGAAGGATAGGAACAAGAAGGATGAGTGAACTCTTCGTGGCCCTTGGCTGGGACGACATCACCTACTACATGGCCGACGAACTTGAAGGCCGAAGCCTTGTGCCAGAAGAGAAGCTCCTCCTTGCCATCATCATCCAAGCCGTGGATGATGCCACCAACCCCAACACCCCCGAGCACCATCGTCGTGCCGCTCGCAGCGTGATCTTCTCCTCCTCGGCCACGGAACTCAAGGGCATGTGCAATCTCCTCGATCTGGACTATTCGTTGTTCCGCAGCCGGGTCCAGCGCATGATCGACAAGGGCGAAACCCTGAGGCGATGAACTACGAGCCCCCCATCCTGGTCTACGCCACGCGCACCAGCGACATCACCCTCAACGTCGTGCTGCAGGGAACCCTGCATCGCATCCCCCTCCCCCGGCGCCAAGCCTACCACCTCATGCTCACCCTCATGCTCGCATTGGAGCAGGACCAGTGAAGACCCTCTACTCGGACAACCTTCCTGAGATGGACTTCCCCCTGCAGTACCTCGTGTACAATGGGCTTGATGGCATGCTCACCCAGGAGGTGGCATCGGCAATACCCCGGTGCCCCACCTACGAGTTCGAGCGCAGCCTCCTGCCCATGGTCCTCGACATGATGGAGCGGGGCATACTCGTGGACACCGCGAAGCGCGACGCCATGGTGGCCGAGCTACGCGAGCAACACGACCGTGCGTTGCAGATCTTTGATCGCATCTGCAAGGGGGTGTGGGGACGCACCATCAACCCGCGCAGTTCCGTGCAACTCAAGAAGCTCCTGTACAAGGACCTCCATATCCCGGAGGTCTACGTATCGAAGAAGGGCGAGAGGAAACTCAGCACCGACCGCGATACCTTGGAGCGCCTGAGTCGTGAGCACATACGCGCCATACCCATCTGCCTGTGCCTCCTCACGCTACGTGACCTGGAGAAGACCATTGACACCCTCACCAAGGACCTTTCCCCTCACTCACGATGGCATGCTAGCTTCAATATTGGCGGCACGGATACCGGGCGCTGGAGCAGTAGTAGCCATCCATTTGGTTGGGGATCTAATCTTCAGAACATCGATGACTACATCCGTCGCATATTCGTACCGGATCCTGGCTACGTCTTCGTCAACTGTGATCAACAGGGTGCTGAGGCCCGGGTTGTCGCATACCTGGCCGGAGATGAGAATTACATCAGGGCCATCGAATCCGGAGATGTCCATACCATGGTGGCCGCTATGGTCTTCGGCTTTGAACCTAAGCGCGAGCTGGCGGATCGCAAGTACTATCGAGAGATGTCCTTTCGCGATATCGCAAAGAGAGCTGCCCATGGTTCTAACTATGGTGGAACAGCTCACACGATATCTCGGGTCCTCAAGGTAGACCTGCCCGTCATCGAGGAGTTCCAGGCCAAGTACTTCAAGGCCTTCCCCTTCCTGCGCAAGTGGCAGATCTGGGTAGCCCAGCAACTGCAGACCGTGCGCTACCTCGTCACTCCCTTTGGCAGGAAACGTAGCTTCTGGGGTAATCCCCGGGACGACGCCACCGTGCGCGCCGCCATCGCCTACGTACCCCAGAGCACCGTGGGAGACATGACATCCCACGGATTGCTATCAATCTACCAGAACCTGCCCGAAGTGCAGATCCTCAACAACATCCACGATGCTGCCTTCTGCCAGGTACCCGTGGACCGCAAGGATATTCTTGTACCGGAGATACTTAAATGCTTGACACGTACCTTGGATGTGACGGATATTTGGGGGAAGACCCGCCCAATGCTCATACCCTGGGAGTACCAGGTAGGGATGAATTGGGGCAAGAAGAAAAAGGACAACCCCGATGGAATATCCTGACTACCTAGGCTCCCGCCACTACAGTACACTGCTGGCCAATCGCATCCGCGCCTACTACCGCAAGAAGGACATCGAGGTAGATGTGCGCGTTGAGAAGGAAGGAACCGTCTATGTCGTCCGCAGCAATCTCAGCTTCTCGTTTCCGCCTCCCCGCGCGACGTGAGTCCACCATCGAGGACCTATACTTCAACGGGGAACGCTACCATCTCTCCTACTCCACCCTGGGTGGGAAGGTGTGGGAGGTCTTCA